TCCATATGCTTTTCAATTCCGTTTTTCCATATCCTTTTTCTTTGCTCTGTCGATAGTTCAAAATAGTTTCCATTTTTATTTAACGTTATAATTATTCTTCCAAAATCTATTTTTTCCACTTCGTCTTGAAAGGCTTTTAAAAGTTCAGGAGTTACATTCATATCATCCCCCTATGAAATTTACCCAGTATAACCCAGCCGTACATCGGCAGTTTTCTTCGTATCCGGGTGGGACTCTTGGCATAATCCCAGTTCTTTTTATCCACGTCTTTCCATCATTGCTATAGACAGAACTGTCAGACCATTTACAAATTTTCCCTTCCATAACCCAGTGAGATGGTATTGCTTTTGGATATTTCCCAAAAGGATTACCCCTTACCCTTTCATCTAACGCTGTTTGCCATATATATTCATCATTTCCGATACCTAATGCATAGTTGCTTATTATTCTATCAACCAAATTGCCAGTTTGATTTCTTGCTATAAAAGCTGACCTTTGACCTATAAATTTACCGTTTAAAATATTTATTTCTTCCAGAAAATCAGGGAAAAACCAGCCCGCTATTATTCCTGTTTCTATTATTTTCATGAATTTACTATTGTAATCCTTTGCTAATCCTTTTATGTTTTCGTAATTATTTTCAACCCACAGTTTTCTTATGTCTATCCAATCAGGCGGCATAGAATTATACGGATCACCAAGCACCGCTTCCGTTTGTCTTTTCCATTGTTCTAAAGAAAAGACCATTATTTTATCACAAGTCAATTCTATTATTCTTGAGAGATCAGAAGTAAACAACAGGCCAACGCCAAAAAAAGCAATAATGGCATCTTCAAGCTCCTTCTTTATCTTTCTAAAGTCTTCTTCAAACGCATCATTTTTATATAACGATTTATTTTTTTGTATCATTATTTTAAGTTCTGGTTCAAAAATCAACATTCTTTTATTAATATATTCTTTCATCAATTTTGATATTTCTTTTGCATATACTTTTTCAACTGCTAATGGATACAACCATTTAGGCGTTTTTATTTTAGGCGGTTCTTTAAATTTTCTAAGATATATTCTTAGTAATATGTTAAATTCGTTATTCATCCTCTTCCTCGGTAATGTCGTTTTCAGCCCACCCTTTTTCTTTTCTTGTTTCAGAAGAATCTCTTGCGCCCATTTCTACATATATTTTTTCCGTCTTAGCCTTTACTTCTTCTGTCTCAGCGTAAATCTTTTCACATTCAGCCTTTTCTTTTTCAGTCATTTGATACAAAGAATTGAAGGTAAATGTTGGCGGTTCTACTTTATTAAGAGTTGATAGTAAACCAATTATTGTTCTTATAGGAAGTTGAAGCTTATTTCTTTGATTCGATTCTATTATATCATAATAGTTTCTAAGATCGTTTTCACCAGTAGCATTAAGTCCGGCAGGGGAGCGACCAAAAAGACGAGTTACCGGAATTCCGGTAGAACCAGTTAGCTGTAACATAAACCGGTCTATCAGTTCAGGAAGACCTGCTACAGTAGCATAATCACGTTCCCATTTTTCATTCTCCCCTAAAATAACAGCATTTATAATTGACTTAGACATATTTATAATTTCCATTCGTTTTACCAATTTGCTTTCTTGACCATTAGCAAGCATCTCGCCTAAGTGTTCTACAGTAAATCTACCAACAACAAACTCATAAAGGATATTTGCTACAGACTGATTTATTCCACCAAGATCCCTTATTGATTCATATATTGGTTGGAGAGAACTCATACCCCAATGTCTATTATCAGCAGTTAAATACCCTCTCATTTTAGCAGGGACCGGGTCATTATAAAAAGGTATTACTCTTGTGTGGTGAACATACATTGGAACACTTGTCTCATTTACAAAGTAATTTATTTTATATTTTACCACTTTCCCAAAAGTCGGAGATTTTGGGTTTTTATCAAACTCACATTCACTTATGGGGATGCTAGTTCTATCTACTACTTTTAAATATTCAATGCTTTTTAATTTAGACGTATTCAGTGGCATATCTGGAGTCTGTCCATCCATAGCTCCAATGATTATTAAAGATCCACCATAAAGCCGTTGCCATCTTATTGCTTCATTAAACTTACCTTCCACCTCAAGGTTAAGCATGTTTTCTTCAATTGTTTTTGCTCCACTTCCTTCAAGATAAATCCACTCTCTAGTTTCATCATCTGCCACACAGGTTACTATTCTCGAAGAAAGGCCATCACCCATATACATTTGAGAAAGAGTGTCATCATCAAGAGGGGTAAACGAATCGTATTCAGTATGTTTTGTTTTATCTTTAGTAGCACTTCCAAGTCCAACAAAAAAGTTTTTCCATGAGTCAGTATTTGAAACTGAGTCGCTATTAATTTTAGAAATAACTCCTGGCAATTGCTTATCTAATTCTTTTAAAGCAATAGTATAATCACCGCTTTCTTTCGCTATCGTTAGTTTGTTTTTAGAGCCTCTTGGTCGCGGCATAATATCCTCCGATAAACTATGTTATCGAAAGTATTATATATCATATTTTATATATAGTCAACGGGCTACTCTCCCCATATATTCGCGTCCCAAGTCTTAGTAACTGAGTATTTACCTTCTTTTGCCAACGAAGCTAAAGAGTCGCAGTTAGAAACCAATACGCCATTAGCATAATATACCCCCTCTTTATCCACGGTGAGATTGTATACTTTTCTTTTTGCACTCTGAGGAACAAAACAAGGAAGCTTGTCCGTGAGAACAGACTGTATATTCTTTTCCGCATTGACTACATATTTTTTGTTTCGGTTCTCCGTAATGTCGTCTTTTTCGGCTTTGACATAGGTTTGAACAGCATTTTGCCATTTTTGTTTTTGCAATAAACGATTTACCACAATATTCACATATTCTTTCTTCCCGAAAGCTCCAAGCTTTAGCCAAAGATTCTGCAACATGTTTCTTATGCCACTCAATCCCTTCTGGGCTTCCGTGCCATGCTTTTGTGAGCGGTCGTATTTTATCCAAATTTTCCATATTTTTTTTAACATATTCAGGACATTGCTTATTGTGTTCCGCATGGAGCCTAGCATGATCCTTGTCCTCAAGTAGCTCCAGATTAGAAATGTCGTTATTATCAGCATTAAAATCTTTGTGATGTATAACATAGCCTTTAGGAATCGTTTTTTTGTTATGAAATTCCCACACTGCTCTATGAAGTTGCGTGCAACCATTTTTTCGTTCGGCATAAGTTGTTTTGCAAAAATAATACCTTGCCTTCCCCGAACGTGTGTATGTTCTCCCGTTAAAGATAACAGTTTTCTCAGTTTCCATATTATACTCCCCTGTAAAGTAAAACAATCACATTCCTCTATATTTTGCACCTCTGACAAAGGAACAAAAGCATTTCTCTTTTTAGAGTATACCTTATGATTGGCTGTACCTACAACCCCAACTTTAGATATAACTTCTTTTTCTCCAGTACAAGAAACAAACAAAACCTTTCTAAATCCATAAGGAGTTAGGACTTTATCATTGATAGTAACATCTTCAATATTCTTTTGACCATGTAAAGTTAGTATTTTTGTTCCCGCAACAAAACAAGCATCATCTGGCTCTTGGTCTGGTAAGTAGTCAACAATTTGTTCAAGATAGTTTTTATCCATTCCTTGGTTATCCCATTCAATGTCTTTCCATATTTCATAAGCAAAAGTATTTATTTTTTCTGTTTTCTTCATTCTTTCATCATAGTCTTCAACCCATATATGGTTTCTTTTTGCCTCTGGATGCATACGAATATAGTCTCCGGTATACCCCCTATCAGAATTGGTCTCTATGTAAACTCTGTTCGCTTTATATTCAACCATTTTCTTAACAACGAATGGTATCCAATTTTTAATATTCCCAGGATATACAAAACCGGTCCCGTTAAACTTTCCACCTGGGAGTCTACCAAGTATCGTTAAAGCACAATAGTGAGATCCATCATATGCAGCGTCAATATGTGCTTTCACATCAGTTACTTTATCGTCATGCCACATCCCTAAATTAGGATTTAAGAATGGTTGATCGGCCTCTGATTCATGAGTAAGAAGATAATTTATAGACCAAAGCATTGAAGTTGTGAATTTTCTTTTTTCTTCGATCTGTTCTGCTGTAAATAAGTTTGTATCGTTTATTGTATAAATTTTAGGAGTTGGTAATATTGACCACC